CACCGTCTCGATCACCATCGCAGGCGTGAAGCTCACGGACATCGTCATCCTCGAGCCCCCGGTGGGGCTCGAGGCCGGGCTGGTGTTCCAGGGCGTGCGCGCGAAGGCGGGCGGCGCCGACGTCGACATCTCGAACCCGACCGCGGGCACCATCGACGGTGCGTCCCGCTCGTGGGGCTACAAGGTCATCAAGTCGGCCTGATCGACTTGCGGGGCCGGGGATGCTGAACATGGCTCCCCGGCCCCTACCCACAGGAGGACCCATGTACGTCGTCCGCAGGCCCTGCACGATCAACGGCATCGCGTACGGCCCCGGCGAGGCCGTCTCCGACGAGGCCATCGCCGCGTGCCCGCGTCCGGAGACGCTGCTGCGCACCGGCATCCTGGTCTGGAAGGGCGACGCCGCCCTGGACCCCAACTCCGTGCGCTCGAGCCGCGCCAAGCGCGCCGGCACGACCGCCATCATGACCGAGGTCGTCGCACCGCCGGCGCCCCCGAAGCCCAAGCGCGTCCGAGCGAAGAAGGTGCCCGCATGAGTGCGTTCGGTCCCCGCCACGTCGTCTCCAAGGGCAGCCCGAAGCTGGGCCTGAAGATGATCGGCGCCTACGGCAAGAAGCCCTCGACGAGCATGAGCTCGCTCCGCTCGGCCACGGCCGGGACCAAGGCGCGCAAGACCAGCGCCGTGGCCGACCGCGATGTGGACCTGCGCGCCACCAAGGGCTACAAGGGCGTCACGGCGGACTCATGAGGTCGGCGTTCGGCGTCGAGCACGGGGACCTGGTCTCCAAGCTCCGCAAGACGGTGCCGGACTGGGCGACCGGTCCGCTGCCGGCGTCGACGGTGAAGGCCTACGACCGCTCCGAGCGCCACAAGGTCCGTGCCGGTGCCGGGAACCTGGCGTCCAAGGTGGGAGCGGGAGCAGCTGGTGGCGCCGTGGGGGTCGGGATCGCGGCGCTGGCCGGCAAGAAGCTCAGGGTCCTGCGCGAAGGGACGAAGATCGCCGGGCACGCAGTCTCCGGGGGCACGCTGCGCGGCTGGACCGGCTCGACGCTGGCAGGCAGTTTCGGCGGCGCGGCGGGCGGCTCGGCCGGGGCCGTGCACCTGAGCCACGTCAAGCAGGACCCGAAGTACGGCTACCGGTGAGCCTTGCCGTGATCCCTACGCTGAAGGTGCAAGGTCTCCCGGCCGGGAACCGACTCAAGGAGCACACATGACTGAGACCCCCGTGGCCACGGTCGAGCGGATCTCGCCCGATCGCAAGCTGCGCATCTGCGACGTCTGCGGCGGCGTCGACGACCACCCGCGCCACGTCCTCGCGGCGGGCCTGGGCGAGATCCCCGTCAACGAGGCGAACCTCGCGAAGGTCCTCGCGGACGACTCGCTGACCGCCGAGGAGAAGGCCGCGATCGTCGCCGACATCGTCGACACGACCACGCAGCTGCGGCACCTCGACTGCTGCACCACCGTGGGCTGCCCGGACGGCACCTGCAACCGGCACAGCAACGACCTCAAGGGCGGCGAGCTCCTCGCGGCGATCCAGCTCGAGGGACCCACGGACAACAACCCGGCGCCTGCCGACGTGACGGAGGCGTGAGATGGCCCTCGACAACGCGGGCACCACGCTGCTCGCCAACAAGATCCTCAACGCGCTGCACCCGACCTCGGGCACCACGACCCTGGGCGCGCAGACCGTCACCTTCCCGATCCTGATCCGTCTCATGACGGCGAACGGAACGGCGACCTCGCTGGGCACCGAGCTCACCACCGGTGGTTCGTACACCGCGGCGAGCACGGGCATCGGCACCGGTCCCGGCGCGAACTGGGCGGCAGCCTCCGGCGGCTCCCAGGCCACCTCGGCGATCTGCTCGCAGACCAACATGCCCGCGGCCACCATCGTCGGCATCGAGCTGTGGGACTCCACCGCGACGAAGATCCGCACCGAGTGGGGCTCGATGACGTCCAAGACGACGTCCTCGGGCGACACCCTGTCGTTCGCCTCGGGCGCCATCACCTCCGCCCTGGCCTAGCCGGCTGGCGGTCCCGACTCTCTTCGCAGGAGCCGGGGCCGCCTAGGCCTCTCGGAAGGACCACCATGGGTCTCCCCATCTACGACGCCGCCGTCCGTACGTCTGTCGTCGCGTCCGGTGGTGCTCTCGTCCAGCTCGTTCCTCCCACGGGAGCGCTCGGCACGGCCCGCGCCGTCCGGCTGCGCCAGGTGTGCATCTCGAACACCACCGCGACCGGCTTCGGCGTCGGCCTCGGCATCGCGTCCGCCGCTGCCGTCACCCCCGCCACGGCGGGCACGATCGTGCGTCGCTCGAACACGGTCGGCGCGATCGACGCCCCTTCCGGCTCGCTCATCTGGACGACGTTCGCGACCACGCCGACTGCCCCCACGGGCTACAACGCACGACTGTGGGTGCCGGGCTCGTCGATGGTCGTGTGGACGTTCAACGAGGGTGAGGAGCTCATCATCCCGCCCGCGGCCACGCCGCTGCCGTTCTGCGTGTTCAACACGGGCACCGGGCAGATCGCCGACGTCACCCTGAGTTGGGAAGAGTAGGGGCCTAGGCGATGGCCGTTCGCTCTGGCTTCTCGAACGGCAACGCGCTCGTCACGAACCCGTCGAGCCGCCTTCACGTCTCCCCCACGCCGCCGAGCATCGTCGTCCCCGGCGGCAGCGTCGGCGTCGATGCTGCTGTCGCGCTGACCGCGATCTCGACGCTGACCATCGAGCCTGTCCCGCCCGTCGCGACCGGCCTCCAGATGTGGCTGGACGCGGCGTCGCTCGCTCTCAACGACGGCGACCTGGTCGCGCTCTGGAAGGATCAGAACGCCGGCACGTCCAACGACGCGGTGCAGGGAGCCTCGGCGTACCAGCCGAGGCTCAAGAAGTCCATCGTCAACGGTCGCCCGGTCGTGCGCTTCGACGGCGCCGCCGACTGGATGCTCACGCCGCTGAATGCTGTGGGGTCGGCTTACACGGTGTTCGTGGTCGAGTCGGTCGCCGTGTCGGGATCGACCGACAAGACGATGATCGGCCCCACCGCGGGTGGTGGGTTCCAGTTCCGGGTGAACCCCTCCGGCACCGGCCAGCTGGTCGAGGCGACGGTCTCCAACATCGCGACGGGTACCGTCACCAGCCCGGCCCCCTCCTTCGTCGTCCAGGCCGCGTCCTTCGCCGCTGCCTCGTCGTACGCCCTCTACCTCAACGGCGCGTCGGCCGGCAGCGGCTCCACCGGGGTCTCGCTCGGCGGGTCGAGCACGTTCGTGGTCGGCTACAACGGAGCCAACCTCCTCGAGTACTTCAACGGTGACATCGCCGAGATCCTCGTCTACAACACCGTCCTGAGCCAGACCGACATCGACACGGTCAACGGCTACCTCCTGGCGAAGTACGCCATCAGCGCGGCTCCGGTGTCCCTGACCGCGACCTCCACGCTGACCGCTGCTGCCACCGTCGTGGGCTCGAGCACCGCGGCCCTGAGCGCCGCGAGCACGCTGGGTGTGGCGGGCGTCGTCGAGCACCCCGCCACGGTCGCCCTGAGCGCAGCGAGCACGCTGAGCGCCGCAGCGTCGGTCCCCGTCGCGGCCACCGCCGCCCTGGTCGCCACGTCCACCCTGACCACTGTCGGGACGCTCGACAACGTCATCGGCCAGGGGATGACGAACTCGGGCTCGACCGCGGCCTCGTCGTCCGCGGTCACCCTTCCGACCTGGGCCTCGGGGCTTGTCGGGACCATCCTGGTCTGGACCGCGGCCGACTCGAACACGCGCACCGTGACCACGCCGAGCGGCTACTCCTACCTCGGTGACGTGATCGGCAACTCCTCGTCCCGCGGCTACGTCTTCGCCAAGCCCATGACCGACGCCGACTCCGGGACCACGGTCACCATGACGTGGAGCGCCACCGGCGCGGTGACCTCGGGCTACTACGTCGTGCGCAACGAGGTCATCGACGTCGTCGGCACGAGCACGGGCGGCGCCGGAACGGCCCCGAAGACCGGGGTCGCCACTGCCGGCGCGCAGCCGAACCGGGCGATCGCGATGGTCTTCGGCCGGGGCGCGGCGGACGGCTCCACCGTCGGGCTGACCTCTCCGACCCCGACCCCGAACAACAACACCGCGGTCACCACCTCGAGGACGACCCCGAGCCGCAATCTCGGGGCGTTCCAGTCGGACTACCTGACGACCTCGACCTCCATCCCCGCCTACCAGATGACGGCCAGCCAGAGCATCTCCTACGGCGGCATCGTCGTCACACTGCTCCCGGCCGTGCTCGCGGCCGTCGCCCTGACCTCGTCCTCCACGTTGAGCGCGACGCCCACCCAGGAGCTCGCCGCGAGCGCCTCCCTGACCGCGGCCTCGACGCTGACGGTCACGCCGGTGATCACCGCCTTCGTCACCGCGGCGCTGACCGCGGCGAGCACGCTGACGACGACGGGCGTCAGGGAGACGCCAGGCACGGTGGCGCTCGTCGCTGCGTCGACGCTGACGGTCACCGACTTCATCACCCGGCCCAGCACCGTGGCCCTGAGCGCCACGTCCACCCTGACGCTCTCGGCGCTCCAGACCTTCTTCGCCAGCATCGCGCTGACTGCCGCCTCCACGCTCACCGCGGCAGCCACGCGCGAGCAGCTGGCCCTGGCGACCCTGTCGGCGGCGAGCGCCCTGACGGTGACGGGCACGGCGACGCTGTTCGCCACCGTGGCCCTGACCGCGGCCTCCACGCTCACGACCACCGCGACCGTCGCCGGGTCGTCCTCCGTCGCTCTCGTCGCGGCCTCGGCGCTGACGGTCACGTCGGTCCGCGAGGTCCCGGCCACGGTCGCCCTGACCGCCTCCAGCGCCCTGACGACCGCCGGTTTCGTCACCCTCGCCGCTACGGCGGCGCTCGTCGCCGCCTCCACCCTCACCACTGCCGGCGTACGCGAGGTCCCCGCCACCGCCGCCCTGGTCGCGAGCTCCACCCTGACCACGGCCGCGACCACCACCGGCTCGACGAGCGCCGCGCTGACCGCCACGAGCACCCTGTCGGTGACCGCCTTCGCGACGCTGTTCGCCACGGTCGCCCTGAGCGCGACCTCGACCCTGACGACGGCGCCCACTCGAGTGGTCACCCCGTCGTGCGCACTGAGCGCGACCTCGAGCCTGACCGTCGCCTACTTCACCGGGCAGTTCGCCACGGTCGCGCTCACCGCGACCTCCATCCTCACCACTACCGGCGTGCGCGAGGTCGCCCCCACCATCGCGCTGATCGCGGCCTCCACGCTGACGACGGCCGCCTCCCAGGGCCTCTTCGCCACCGTCGCGCTCGTCGCCTCGAGCACGCTGACCACAGCCGCGGTGCGCGAGGCGCCCGCCACGGCCGCCCTGGTCGCGAGCTCCACCCTGACGACGACGGGCACCGTCTCGGGATCGAACACCATCGCGCTCGTCGCCGCTTCGACGCTGACCGTCGTCGGCACGGTCATCGAGCTCGCGACGGCGGCCCTGGCCGCTGTGTCGACGCTGACGACTGCCGGGGTGCGCGCGGCCGTCGCCACGGCGGCGCTGGTCGCGGCCTCCACACTGACCGTCACCGGCGTCCCGGAGAAGGTCGCCACCGCGGCGCTCGTCGCCTCCTCGACCCTGACCACCGCAGCCGTCGTCACCCAGTTCGCGACGGTCGCCCTGGTCGCCTCAAGCACGCTGACCGCGACGCCGCTGCTGACCCTGGCGGCGGCCGCAGCCCTGGTAGCCACCGCGACGCTGACGGCCGCGGACTTCGTCACGCGCTTCGCCACGGCGGCCCTGAGCGCCTCCGGGACGCTCTCGGTGACCGGGACGAGGGAAGTCACCCCGGTTGCCGCTCTGAGCGCCACGGAGACGCTCACGACCGCCGGGGCGGTGGCCAGGGTAGCCACGGCGCCCCTGAGTACCACGCACACCCTGTCTGCGACGTCGACGGTCACCCGGGCCGCCCTGGCAGCCCTGAGCACCACGAGCACCCTGACGGTGTCCGCTGCGGCGACCGGGAGCGTCACGGCCTCCCTGACGGCGGTCTCCACCCTGACGATCTACACCTTCACCGACCCCAAGCTCTACGGGGGGCGCAGCGGCGTCCACCGCGGCCGCACCGGGTCGACCACGACGGTGGGGACCCCGGGAACAGCCACCGTCGAGCACGGCCTGGTCCTGGCGACCGTGGTCAGCGGCGGCGGGATCAGCACGGTCCGCAAGCCTTGATGAGCAGGAGACGATGGACCCATGGCACCTGACATCCTCATGCGCGCGGGCAACCAGCTGCCGACCCTGCGGCGCGTGCTCGAGGTCGACGGCTCGCCGGTGAACCTCACCGGAGTGTCCGGGGTGGTGTTCAAGGTCTCCGGCGCGACCGGGATCGTCATCAGCGGGAACTGCACGGTCACCGACGCGCTCAACGGCCAGGTCGACTACACCTGGACCTCAGCCGACGCCCTGGTCCCCTCCGGGTTCTACCAGGCCTGGTACGAGGTCAGCTACTCCGGCGCCGGCACCCTCACGGTGCCCAACGGGGGCTACCTCGTCCTCCAGATCACCTCCACCGTGCAGGGCTCCTGGACGTACTCGGGCGACCCCTCGAGCTCGATGCGCGACGCCGTGCGCTACCACGTCGGGGACACCGACTCCACCGACCAGCTGATGAGCGACGGGGAGCTCGACTACGTCATCAACGACTGGTCGCTGATCACCACCTCGGCGCGCCTGATCGCCGCCGACGTCGCGGAGAACCTGGCGAACCGGTACGCGCGCGAGGTCTCCGTCTCCGCCGACGCCGTCACCGCGCAGCTCCAGGAGCTCGTGGCGAACTACCGCGCTCTCGCGGTAGCCCTGCGCGCGCAGGACGCGAACCGCAACCTCGGCGGCCCGGACATCGACGTCGACGCCGACTCGGTCCCCGACCCCTCGGTGCGCCCGCTGAACTTCGCCATCGGGATGCACGACAACAAGCGCTCGGGCCCGACCCACCCGGAGATCGACGAGTTCTACGGCGGCGTCTGGTGACCAGGGCGGACCGTGCGCGCGCCGTCGTACGCCGGCGGGCCAACCTGGAGATGAACTGCTCGATCACCATCACCCGGCGCCAGCACAAGCCGGTCATGGACCCGGGCTCCCTCGTCGTGGTCCCGGTGACCTCGAAGGTCCTCTACACCGGGCTCGCCTTCATCCACGCCCAGGGCAACGGGCCCGAGGTGTTCGCCGGGGAGCAGGGCATCCCCTCGAACTCGACCGTCATCTCCATCCCGATGGAGTGGTCCCAGGTGCGCCCGGACGACATGATCGCCGTCCTGAGCTGCGTCGAGGACACCACGATGGTCGGCCTGGACTTCCGCATCGCCTCCGTGGGCGGCGCGGGGATCTACTCGTCGACCCGCCAGCTGGCCTGCGTCGTGTGGGCCGACTCGCAGCGTTGGGAGCGCCCGTCATGACGCGACTCGTCGCCAAGGCCTTCATCTACTCGTTCGCCTCCGTGCTCACGGTGATCTGCGTCGCTACCGTCGTCGCGGACCGGGTCGACCGGAAGCTGCGGCCGCGGTGAGCGCCGCCAGCGCCGACCTGCGCGCCCTGGCCGCGGACCTGGCGAACGCCTCCGGGCAGGGCATCCAGCAGGCCGCCGCCGAGGTGATCCGGTCGACCGCCGTCAGCGTCCAGGGTCTCGCCCAGCAGTACGCGCCGGTGAGGACCGGGGCGCTGCGGGACTCCATCACCATCTCGTTCACCTCGGCGACCGCCGCCGACATCGGCCCGCACGTCCCCTACGGCCCGTTCCAGGAGTTCGGCACCGGCTCGAGGGGCGAGTTCCCCGGCTCCCCGTACCTGATCCGGCCCAAGAACGCCAAGGCGCTGTCCTTCATGATCGACGGCAAGCGCGTCGTCACCACGCAGGTGATGCACCCCGGCGTGCGCGCGAAGGCCTACATGCGCCGCGCGATCGTCTCGGCGCTGGGACCGATGGGGGACGCGCTGGCTGAGAAGGGCGCGCTGCTCATCACGAGAGGACCGAACACATGATCGAGCGCTCCCCCTTCACCCGGCTGTGCATCGCCGCCATCGAGGGTGCCGGCTTCCCCGCGGCCGTCTCCGAGCGTCCCCGCGCGGGCGGCTGGCAGGGCGACCCCAACGCGCCCGGTGTCCCGTTCGTCCCGTATGCCGTTCTTGTCCCGCAGACGGCGAACGTCTCGAGCGGGCCGATCGGCGACCCCCAGGGCGACTGGCGGCTGCCCTACAGCGTGGGGACCTACGCCATCACCGGGGACCAGTGCGAGCAGGCCGCAGACCGGGTCCGGGCCGTGCTCGCGGCGCTCGTGCGCAGCGCCGTTGCCTCTTCCGGCCCGTCGTACCGTGTAGTCAAGGTCAACGTGACCACGCTCGGGTCCGTCAACCGGGTGGATCAGACCGACCCGCCGTACTTCACCGAGACCGACGCCTTCGAGGTGTGGGCCAACAAGGAGCCGTCATGATCAGCACCCCGGTGTGGGTCTTCCACACGGAGACCGGCCAGTACTCCCTGGTCGAGCTCGCTCAGGTGTCCTACTGGGTCGACAACGGCTGGACCCTGCTTCCTGCCGACCAGGGCGGCGTGGACAACCTCGACGCTGCCATCGCGGCGCGCGCCGAGCAGGCCGCCTTCGACCCCAACGCGGTCGAGTCCGTCATCGTCGAGTTCGTCGAGCCCCCCAACCTCGCGCAGCAGGCCGACCAGGCCGCGGCTGACGCGGCGGCCGCGCTGGCCGTGCTCAACGAGGCCCAGGCCGCATCCGATGCCGCCCAGGCCGCTGCCGAGGCCGCTGCGACCGCCGTGGCCGACGCGACGGCAGCGGAGCAGGCTGATGCCGCCGCAGGGCTGGCCTCGGTGACCGAGGGCGCGCCGGTGGACACCACGCCGGCCGACCCGCCTCCCGCGGAGGTCATCCCGCCGTCCAACCCCGCGCTCGACGCCGGTCAGCCGACCGCGTCCGCTGCGCAGCCTGACGCCGGGACGGAGCCCGTCGTTGTTGCGGCGCCGGACGCCGCGCCCCAGGAGCCCGCGGCCGTCCCCGAGCCCGTCCCGGCGCCCGCTCCCGAGGTCCCGGTAGTCGAGGCTCCCGTCCTCGTCGTGGCCGCCGACCCGGCGCCCGTCGAGCCCACCCCCATCGCGGACGCCGTCCCCGTCGATCCCGCCCCTGCCGTGGACGCCCCGGTCCCGGCGCCCACCACGGAGGTCGCCCCGTGACCAGCATCTGGATCCACCACCCCGAGCTCGACCGGTACTCCGAGATCGAGGACGAGTCCCTCGCGGCCTGGGAGGACGCCGGCTGGGTCGAGGTCGCCGACCCGCGCGTGGAGGACACGGAGCGCTTCTCCGAGACCGAGCTCGCCGCGCGCCGCGAGCAGCTGGCCGTGGAGTTCCCCGGTCGCGGCATCCAGGTCGCCCCGAGTTCGGATCAAGCCGTCGAGGCTTCGACGGGAACTCCCTCAGCCGACGTCTCGACAGCCCCCGCATCCTTGAATCAGGACAGCGGAACCCCGCAGGAGGACTGATCCATGGCACGCATCATCCCGAACGACGCGAGCTACATCGCGTTCGCGAGCTCCGGTGGCATCGCCTCCACGTCGCTCATCCCGACGGCGGCGGAGGTCACCGCCGCGGTGAACCTCACCACCTTCATCATGAGCCTCACGGCGTCCACCCAGGGCAACGTCCTGCCGACGCCGAGCTTCGACACCCTGTTCGAGACCTCGACGGTCGGTACCTCGAGCGCCTCGTTCTCGGTGGACTGCTACCGAGACGACACCACCGACACCGCGTGGTCGACGCTGCCCCGCAAGACCAAGGGCTTCTTCATCGTCTCGCGCTTCGGCGGCCTCGGCGCGCTCCACAAGCCGATCACCGGCGACACGGTCGAGGTGTGGCCGGTCATCGTGACCAGCCGCTCCATGGCCGGCATGAGCAACAACACGATCCAGAGCTTCACGGTCACCTGTGCGATCTACAAGGAGCCGAACGAGGCCGCGGTCGTCACCTGATACTTCTCCGGGGTAGGAGAGCCAGAAGGGCAGGGCGCGTCGGGGAACCGCGCCTCTGCCCTTCCGGCGTTCTGGGTGGCTACGATGCCCCCAAGGTCACCTACCCCGAGGAGAGACAGTGTCCGAGCCCGTCGTCGAGACCCCCATCGCCCCCGCTTCCGAGGCGAACGTCCCTGCGCCCGTTCCCACGCCTGACCCGTCCGCCGGCATCCGCCGCGCGACCATGGCCGACCTGGACGGCAAGAAGCGCGCCCAGCGCGAGGTCGCCGTCGAGGTCCCCGGCCCGGACGGTCCCCAGCAGGTCTCCTTCCTGTTCCGGGCGATCAGCCGCAAGGCCTACGACAAGCTGATCGACGACCACCCGCCGACGAAGGTCCAGGTCGCCCGCGGAGACCAGTTCAACATCGACACCTTCGCTCCCACCCTGCTCGCCAACGTGTGCGCGGAGCCCGAGCTCGACGCACCCACCTGGGGCCGGTACTGGAAGTCCCCGGACTGGTCGCCCGGTGAGCTGATGGGCCTGTTCTTCACCGCCCAGGCCCTCTGCAACTCTGGCTTCGACCTGGTCCCTACTACCGCGGGCGACTGAGGAGGGACTCTCAGCTCTCGCTCGAGATGAGCGTCTGCGAGAAGTACTCCATCCCGCACTCCACCTTCATGGCCTGGGACGAGGTCGACCAGGCCAAGGCGCTCGCCTTCCTCCTGCACGCCAGCGAGAAGTGCTCCTTGTGCGGAACCGCAGAATGGGAGTGGGACGAGGACCAGGGCGGCTCCAGGTTCGCCTACGAGCCGGTGGAGAAGGTCTGCATGGGCTGCTACAAGAAGCACGACATGGGCGAGGGCGGCCCTGGTGCTTTCGTGATGCTCGAGCCCACCGGAACCCCTGAGAGCGCCAAGCGGTTCGTCGAGCAGGAGCGCGCCCACCTGCGCCGGGCGGCGGCGAGGAACAACCGTGAGTGACGACACGCGGGATGCGAACGTCCATCTCTCGGCCGACGTCACCAGCTACCAGCAGAGCGTCGGTGCGGCGACCCAGGACACCCACGTCCTGATCCAGGCGGTCGACACCCTCTCGGCCCGCCTGGACGGCCTGGGCCGCCGCACCAGCAAGAAGATCACCCTGTTCGCCGCCGCCGACCTGGCGATGATGGGCGGCATGGTCGCCATGACGGCGACCTACGAGAAGCAGCTCTCCAGCCTGGCCGGACAGTCCGCGATCACCGGGCGCTCGATGAGCGGGATGTCCGACTCGATCCGCCAGATGACCCGGGACCTCCCCACCGCGCGCGGGGAGCTCGTGGCCACGGCCACCGCGATCTCGAAGATGGGCGTCACCTCGGGCAAGGACATCGCCGGGCTGGCGCTGACCTTCACCAAGACGGCGGCCGCCGCCGGGGAGTCCGCGATCGGCATCGCGCAGTCCATGACGACCCTGTCGCGCCAGATGGGCACCCTGGCCGGTGGCGCGACCCAGATGCAGAAGTTCACCGACTCCCTGCTCCACGTCTCCGCGGTGGCCGGGGTCTCGGCGCAGAGCGTCGCGGACTTCTCGAACTCGATCGCGCCCATCGCGCGCGTCGCGGGGATGAGCCAGACCCAGATCATCGGCATGTCGGCCGCCTTCGTCCAGGCGGGCAACGACGGCTACGCCGCGGCGAACACCTTCAACACGATGCTCGCCGACATCACCCGCACCACCGCCCAGGGCGGCCCGGGCCTCGGGAAGTACGCCTCCCTGCTCGGGATGACGGTCAAGCAGTTCCAGTCGATGCCCGCCGCCGACCAGATCACCGGCATCTTCAAGGCGATCAACGACGCTGGCCCGAAGTCGATCGCGATCCTCGACTCCATGGGGATCGACGGCATCAAGGCCGCTCGAGCGATCCAGACGATGGCGGCGCAGTCCGGTGGCCTCGAGAAGCTGATCCAGACCGCGACGGGCTCCTACGGGGACAACTCGACGAACACCGGCTCGGCGGCGGCCATGGGCGGCCTGGTCGACCAGATGGACCGGTTCAAGAACATCGCCCAGGACATGGGTACCTCGATCGGCTCGGGCGTCATCATGCCCCTCACGGGCGCCCTGAACGTGCTGAACAACATCCTGGGCCAGGCAGCCAAGGTCACCGGCGTCTTCGCCTCAGGGGGCGTCCTGGCGGGCGCTGGCGGCCTCGTGAGCGGCGGGGCCGGGATCGTCGGGACGGTGGCGTCGTACGCCGCGGTTCCCGCCACCCTGAACTGGCTGAGGAACACCAAGACGGCTCGCGGCTTCATGGAGGCGCGCCAGGCCGGCATCGCGAACCGTCTGGGTCTCCCGATCGCCACCGGACCTGCCCTGGACCGCTACACCGCCGGGACCGCGGGACCGATCGAGCGCCGGGTCTTCGAGGCAGGGGCCGGGCTCGGCAACCAGTTCGGCGCTCCCGGCACCGGGGCACCGCTCTGGCAGCGCGCGCTGGGCGTCCCGGTCCGCCTGGCCGGGTCTCTGGCGAACGCCCAGCGCGACTTCTACCGCGAGTCCCGAGTTCCTGGCTTCGAGCGCGCGCAGGGAGGCGACGCCTACGCCGCGGCCAAGCGGGCTGTCACCGCCAACGAGAGCCTCACGCGCGCGATGTACAACACCACCAAGGCCGTCCTGAAGATGGAGGCCGCGGCGGCCGGCGCCGGCGTCTCTGCCATCAAGACCGGCTTGGGGGCCCCGCTCAAGGCGATGGGCACCGGCGCGCTGAATCTGCTCGGTGGTCCTGCCGGCGTCGCGCTGATGGCCGGTATGGGGGCGGTGGCGTACAAGGGCCAGCTCGACGCCCGTCGAGACGAGCTGACCTCCCGCACCAGCGCCGACTACACCCTGTCCACCGCCTACACCACCCACCTGGGGATGGCCGCCACGGTCCTGTCCGGGTTCTCCGACACGGTGAGCAAGGCCAGTGACTCAGTGCTCTCGCTGTCGGACGCCGCCGCCCAGGCCTCGAAGGCCGGCTACCGGACGACCCCGATCAACCCCAACGTCGCCTCGATCACCACTCCACAGCAGGGCGCGGCGTACCTCAACAGCCTGGGCACCCGCGACCCCAAGGTGATCAAGGACGCGATGATCGACGTCCGGTCGGTGCTGCCGGGCCAGGCCGGGGACCAGGCGTTGACGCTGTTCAACAAGGAGGCTGGCTCGTCGAAGTCGGCCACGCTGAACGACGTCACCACGCTGCTCCCTGGCACCCACAACACCGACAGCAACGGGATCGCGGACTGGTTCAAGGTCAACGTCGGCGGCTCGTACGGATCGGTCGGGGACAAGTCTTCCGGCGGCATCCAGAACATGTTCTCCGCAGCCAACGCCTACGTCTCGAGCTTCGAGAAGTACGGCCCGCAGGCGCAGCAGCAGGCCAAGCTGCTCGCGGTCCAGAAGATCCTGGACTACGTCGGCGGCGAGGGCACACTGAACCCGGCAGAGCGCCAGGAGGTCTACACCCAGCTGGCGGCCTTCGGCGGGATGAAGATCGACGTCCCGTCCAACAGCTTCTCCGGCAACTACGGGCACTTCACCGCGACGGAGTTCCTCGCCCAGTACGGCCAGGACGTCAACGTCCCGTCGATGGGCCAGACGGGCGCAGCAGGAGAGGTAAACCTCGCGAACCTGATGAAGACCCAGACCTCGCCGCAGGAGGCGGCGCTGAACGCTGCCGGGTACGGCCCCTCAGGGACGCCCCTGGCCGGGGTCAACTCCGACACCGGAACGCCGTCTGACCCCAACTCCCAGGCCCGCGCGGTCCAGTACGCCTACTCGCAGTCGCAGACCAACGTCGCCCGCCAGGTCGCTGCCGCTCGAGCAGCGCTCGCGAAGCGCCTCGGGGTCAAGGTGACCGACCCTCGGGTGACCAACGCGATCACCGTCGCGGACTTCCAGGGCCAGAACCTCCAGAACGTCGCCGGCATCTCCGGGGTGACCCCGGACAGCATCTACGGCGGGACCCTGTCCGCGACCCAGTCCGCTCAGTCGCTGGTGGGCTCGGACCTCTCGCTCCAGGCCACCCACCAGACGCGCGCACAGCGGCTCACGTCGGCCGCCACGCGCTACCAGCTGGCCAACGACGCGAACAACGACACGAACAACCTGGACCCCAACAAGTTCACCAACATGCAGCAGCGCAAGGCCGAGTACCAGACGCAGCTGGCGTCCTACACCCAGTACCTCAACCAGATGGTCCAGACCCAGGAGCAGTTCAAGCTCCAGATGGCGCGCTCGGAGCACGACTACTACCAGCAGCGGACCTACGCCCAGCAGGACTTCCAGCGTCAGTCGGGGTACGCGGCGAAGGACTTCGCCAAGTCCATGCTGCGCCAGGCCCAGGACTCCGCGAAGACGATCTACAACCCCTTCCAGCGGGTCCAGTCCCAGTACACGACCGACGTCGGCACGCTCAAGCAGAACCTGACCGAGCAGACGAAGATGATCCGCAAGCAGACCTCCAACCTGCGCCGGCTCAAGGCGCTGGGGCTCTCGCAGGCGTCCATCAACATGCTCGACCTCGCGAACCCGGCCAACGCCCAGCAGGTCGAGGAGCTCGTCCAGGAGATGAGCAAGCGCGACGCCAGCCAGATCAACGCGCAGACCAGCTCGCGACAGAGCGCGAGCAACGGGCTGACCCAGTCCGACCTCAACCAGGGCTACACCCGGCAGGTCGCGGACTTCAAGACCTCGGTGGCGCGCTCGGTCACCGAGTACCAGATCGGCATGGACCGGATGGCCACGGCGCACGTCCAGCAGGTCGCCCGCGCCAAGCAGGACCTCGCGCTGATGAGCAAGGAGTACGTCGACGACTTCACCACGGCGTTCAACAAGGCCCAGACGCTCGTGAAGGCCAACCTGGGCAAGACGGCGAACATCACCATGGGCGAGCTCCAGGCGATCAAGTCGGCGTTCCCCGAGTTCTTCACCAGCCTTCCGAACACCTCGGCCAACTCCAGTGCGGTGGCGGCCGGGAACGCGGCCCGCTCGCAGCAGGTCCCCAGGCAGGCCACCACGAGGACCGCGACCGCTGCGCAGCGCGCGGCCTCCTCGAGCGTCGGGGTGATCTCGAGCTCGGTGAGCATCGGGAACATGTACGTCACCGCATCGAAGCCCGCCGACATCGCCAAGGCGATCGCGGACAGGTCCCGCTCGAACAAGCTCAAGGGTCTCATCAAGCTCTCTCTCTGAAGGAGTCACCATGTCAGCGTCAGCACAGATCACCACGGGGACGGGTGCTGCGGTCACGCTCAACCCGCTCGGCGCGGGCAAGGAGCTCCGCAACGCCACCCCGAAGTCCGGCGGGACCCTGGTCCTGCGCAACGCCGACGCGACCAACTCGGTCGCGATCGGACCAGTCGGCGTCACCGCGGGCACCGGGTACCGGATGCTCCCGCTCCAGGTGCTGGTGTTCACCAACATCGAGCGCATCGACCTGTTCGCGATCGCCGTGGCCGGCACGCCGGTCGTGGACGTCCTGATCACCTGAGCCCGGACATGGCGATGCCCCCAGCCCCCCGAAGGGGGCCAGGGGCATCGTCGTTGTGTGTGGTGTTGGTGAGGTGGAGCACGGGAAAGCATGGCGCCCGGTCAGCCCGACGCCCTGCTCCATCTTCTTACCTGGCTGCCCAGACCTACATGATCACGTGGTGGGCAGCTCGCTGACGTGCACGAGGTGCCCGTACGGGCCGATGTGGCCGTAGACGACCTCGTCGTCAAGCGGAAGGTCGTTCGCCTCGCGACGCATGGCGTACCAGTGGGTGGCGAAGGTCCGGTCCGTCATCCACGACCGGCCGTAGATCCCGCGGCCGTCCATGTAGTCGTACCAGTCCTCGAGGACGAACTCGGCCCCGGCGACCACGATCCCGCGCTGGGGGTCCTTGGCCGTCTCGTTGAGGATGACGGTCTCACCCGCTGAAGGGTGGCTCCCGACGTGCATGGAGCATCTCCTCCTTCGAGCTCGAGTGGTCGTGCTCGGGGTCGCCGCACTCGAGATGGACGCGGCCGGTGACGAGCTCGATCGCCGTCGACAGGATCAGGTCGGTGGCCCGCTCGACCTCGAGACCGTTCCCGTAGGTGATGACCAAGGGGATGGTCATCCCGTCGAAGCCAGGGATGGGCTCGCCGATCTGGAGCAGGACGAAGGGCTCGGTGGTCTGAGCCCTCAGGAGCTCGGTCCCGTCAGCCATCGGTGCCTGCCGGCGCCGACTCGAGTTCCAGGACCCGGTTGGTGAACAGGTCCGTCGCCGCGGGGATCTCGAGCAGGACGTTGAGCGCCTCCTGGGAGCCGACACCGCGGACCAGCACGGTGCGCTGAGCCTCGAGCTCCTGGGCGGCGAGCACGGCGTTGGCCTCGTCGAAGGCCTTGCGTGCCATGACCTGCTGCTCCTCGACCCAGCGCTCCTTGCCGGGGTAGCCGACGTAGACGTTGGAGAACGACAGGTAGGGGACCGGGTCGGTCTCGCTGGTCATCCGCTCCGTCCCGACTCGCAGGGTCGGGTAGGCCTGCTGGACGCTGCGCCACTGGTGGGCCCAGGTCTCCCTGACCAGTTCCATCGCGCCCGCGACGGCGGTGTTGGCCTCGTCGATGAGCGCCTCCGGGAAGAGGTCGGCAGCTTCCTCGTCGATCTTCCGGTTCTGCGCGACGAGCGCCTGGGTCAGCGCATGGCGAGCACGACGGTAGTCGTTCTCGATGAGCGCCTTGAGGTTCTTCTGCTCACCGGCCGTGAGGGCCTTGGCCGGGGCAGTGGTGGGGTAGGACACGGTCACGATTCTTCTCCTTGATCGCGGCACGGAGGCCAGTTCTCTTCGGGGATGAGGTCGAACAGGATGCCGACCTCGAACGCGAACTTCTGCCGTTCTGCGAGGACGTTGTGCCACTCCTGGATCATCGTCTTGGAGTTGGTCACCGGCCTCGGGGTGCGCCGGGTCAGAGCGACCCAGCGCGCGTAGGTGTGCACACGGCACGGGCAGGTCTCCCGCAGGTCCTCCTGGGCGTCCCGCCACTGCTTCCAGTTCACAGTGGCGGGACGGTCCAGGATCGTCTTCAGGAAGTCAGCCGCCGTGGGCTCGTGCTCCACAGCGGCGTCGCTCACTCGCCCATCGCCACCTTCGTGGCGGCCGCCTCGGCCTCGGTCCGCACGACCTCGCGGAACGAGTCCTCGAACGACTGGCTGGCCTGGCGCCCGCTGGAGGCCTTGTAGGCCTCCCAGTCGGGCTGGTAGGCCTCGGCCGCGTCGAGCAGGTCACGAGTCGTCAGGTGCGGCTCCTCGTGGCTGAGCGCGATGCTCTGCGCGAACTCCTGGACCTTGCGGATGTAGGAGTTGCCCCAGCCGTCGATCCGGCGGGTGACCTTCGCGAAGTCCATCGTGATGACGTCCTGGTCGTCCCAGGACACGTCGCCGTAGACCTGCTCCGCCTCGATGGTGTTGCCGGCGTCGGGCGCCGAGCAGTCCCGCAGCGAGCGACGGAGCAGCTGCTCCACGCCCTGGGTGTCCAGCGGCCCGAAGTAGATCTCCTTGAAGAAGCGGCGACGCGCGGCCTGGTGGACGGAGAGGTCCTCCAGGAAGTTCGTCGTCGCGATGAGCAGGACCTCCGAGCCCTTGGACGTGGCGCCGTCGAGCTCCTCGAGCAGGTCGGTGCGGTCCTGGTCGGAGGCGTCGTTGACGAGGCGCTCGAAGTCCTCGACCGCGACGACGTGGCGCCCCTGCTTGCGGGCGTAGCGCAGCGTCCCGATGACGTCGCGCAGGGAGCCGTTGCACTGGATGAACGTCCAGCCGTTCTCCATCGCCTCCTGGGCGACGATGTTCATCGTCTCCGTCTTGCCGTTGCCGGGCTCGCCGTGCCAGAGCACCGGGCGGTGCAGGTCGATCCCACGCTCGCGGGCCCGGTCGGTGAACCGGATCACGTTGAGCACGGAGCCCTCCAGCGCCGCGCGCGTCGAGGCCGACCACACGATGGCGTTGCGGTCGGTGACGTACGGGTCGAGGAAGCGCGCCGGGACGTCGGCCGTGTAGGCCTTGCCCCGGTAGATGGAGTGCTTCATCAGCTCGTCGGCGATCTCCTGGTTGAGCTGACGGGCGGCGTGCTCGTAGAGCTTCGGGACCTCGAACTTCGTGATCCCGACCAGGCCCATGCCGTCGCCGGTGTCGATCGCGTCCAGGGTCAGCGTGCCCTTGAGCTGGGGGATGGTCAGCACTCCCCACGGCACGTAGATGACCTCGGTGGTGGACACGGCGACCTCGACGGAGCCGGCCTTCCCGCGGGTGGTGGTGATGCCGAAGCGGCGGGCCAGGACCCGGGCGCAGGCGTTGGCGACGTCCCAGGGACGGTAGCCGTAGTCCTGCTTGATGACCGGGATGATCGACTTCTTGTCCGCGGCCCACTGGCTGAGCGTGTCGAGCGCGACCGCGTCGCTGATGCCCTCGGGCAGCACGATCTGGACGCCCTCGGCGTAGGTGACGGGCTCGGCGTAGTCGCCGGCGTTCCCACCGCGGCCGAGCGAGGTGAGCTCGTCGACGATGTTGGTGAAGTGCTCGTTCTTCTTCTCGAGGTAGGTGTCGGTCATGGTTCTTCTCACGCTCCGATGAACTCGTTGTACGTCTGGCTGGTGGACAGGACCGTCGCCTTGCTGTAGTTCTCGTACCGGTGCTCGCAGCCCCGGCACGACTCGTCCTCGTCGAGGCTCTCGTCGTGGCTGTCCAGCTGGAGGACCACGTCGTCGTCGAAGAACACGATCGGGACCACGCTGATCTCCAGGTAGCGCAGGAGCTGCCTGTTGATGTTGTAGTCCTGGCTCGAACTGGTGCCGTACCCGTAGATCAGGCAGACCTCGTTGCCGTTCCACCAGTCCAGGTCGAAGTTGATCTGCTCGACCGGGGCCCCGGGGAACACCTGCGCGAACAGGTGCTCCTTGTGGAAGGTCAGGAGCTTCTCGGTGATCTGCTCGGCCTGGTGGTCGGTCGGCTGCTGCCCGAAGGCGATGGACACGTGTCTCGTCACGGCTTCTCTTCCTCCTTCACGATGCTGTAGGGCCGACGCGACGGGTGCACCATCGCGCCGACCTCCCTCAGGGCGACCTCAGGCTCGAGGTCGATGAACACGAGCTTGACGTTCAGGGTCCGCGCCGTCCGGATGGGGAATCCGGGGAGGATCCCCGGGTCCGTGACGTGCGGCTCATAGGTGGCGTCGAACAACGCGAGCTCCGCGTCGTCCGGGACTTCCACGGTGAGCTGGGGCCACTCCTCGCCCCAGCCGACCTTGTAGGTGCGGCTCATGCGGCCTCGACCGCCTCGACAGCGCGCTTGGCGTCGTCCAGGGATGCGAAGTCCTCCTCGAGCAGTTCACCGGAGCGCAGGTCGTACACCCGGAACCCCTCGAACACCGGGGATGTCCCGATGACCGGAAGGATCACGTAGTGCACGTCCTCGCTGACGTGGCAGGAGAAGGCGTTGTCGCCGATCCAGACCCGTCGGAACCTGATCGACATCAGGTCACTCCTCCCTTCCGTATGCTTTCGCGACGACGGCTTCGTTCCAGACCGACGTCACGTAGCCGAAGACCGCGGGGTAGGTCTGCACGAGCGTGGACATGTCCCACCCGCACTCCCTCGCGGACTCGAACGCCGAGCGCTCGATGGGCACCAGCTCGAGGAGGTGGACGTCGCCCAACTCCCCGCGCGTGTCCCACGTCGAGTAGGAGGTGGAGAAGGCGTAGCCGCGAGTGCGGCCCTCGGCGTAGTCGAAGCCGGGGCCGTCCTCCGGGCCGGAGAGCGCCTTCTCCTTGCGCTGGGACTCCTCCACGGAGTCGGACTCGCCGAACACGGCGAGCTCGATCGTTCCGTTGTAGGAGAACCAGCAGAAAGCCCGCCCGTCGAGGAGTTCTCGTTGGGCGGGCAGCAGGGCGGCGAGTGCGGCCGCCTGGTTCTCGATCTCGAACTTCATCAGGTCCTCCCAGGACCCCTCGGCGATGTACCCGCCGGGGAGGTCGTGGACCGTGACCTTGTCTTCGTCGCTCAAGGCGACTCCCTTCCTAGGGCGTGATGTACGCAGCTGCTCGCTGCATGAAGTCCCCGACCGGCATCAGCAACGCCGGCGACACCCAGGGGGTCATCAGGATCAGCGTCGAGACCGCGGCCAGCAGGTAGCCGGTGATGCGGCGGACGAACAGATCCATCGCCGTCTCCACGGGGGAGGAGGCGAAGGGGAGCATGGTCCCCGGGGTGCTTGCCGGGATGGCCTCGAGGTAGGCAGCGAACAGGTCGCTGACCCAGTTGACGAGGCCCTTGGCGATGTCGCGAAGGGTCTGGAGCATGGGACTCCTTACTGGTCGCGGTCGCGAACGACCGACAGGGTGATGGTGGTGCCGTTGGCGAACAGGCCCGCGGTGATGCGGGCCGCGTCCTCCGGGGCGATGCCGACGACGATGTCCGAGGACTCCTCGTCGGACTGGCCCAGGATCAGGCCCATGGTGAAGGCCGTCATGAGGATCTCGTCGAGCTGCTCGCGCAGCAGGCCGATGTACTCGGTCTCGTCCTCGGTGTCGCCGCCGTTGTACGTCACGGTGGAGCCGGCGACGATGGTGTCCCCGAAGGCGTTGATCTCCGGGAGGACCTCGGTGAGGAGCTCGTCGGTGAGCAGCGGGATGGCCTCGGTGGCCTGGTCGTGCAGTCGATCGGTCACGTCTACTCCTTGATCGGTGGTGCTGGATGGGTGTCGTGCGAGTGGATCCGCGAATGGCCTAAGCGACGCTAGCCTCACGCCTACAGGCTTCTCCCGATCCTCTCGCTCCTGCTCTGCTAGGAACGAGCGTGCTGAGTGTTCGCTTACCGCGCCTCCACCAGGAGGAGGAGGTCGACCAGCGCCGTGGAGTAGCCCACCTCCGGGGTGTGGGGCCCGGTGGTGAAGTAGGGCACCTTCATCTCCTTGATCGCCTTGGCGACGGCCGTGAGGACGAAGTCGACCTCACCCTCCGTGAGGTCGCCGTCCGCCTCGGTCACGATCTTGTCGAGGAAGGTCGGGGTCTTCGGCGGCGGGTCGAGCACCTCAAGGAGGTCACCGATGAGGTCGACCAGGGGCTGGACGTTCACTCCCCTGACCTTCATCAGTGCGCCGTACTCGTCGATGCCCCGGAGCGTGGCCTTCATCGCTTCGATGATGTCCACGGTCTCGACGGCGATCGCTGCGCCGTCGCGGCCGGGCTCGCACTCCGCGCACGCGACGGTGTGCGCGGAGTTGCACCCGAACCCTTCGCAGTGACGGCAGTGGTTGTAGATCTGGTCTCTCATCTGTCCTCCGATTCGTTGCTCTTCGTGTCCTCCGACACTGAGCGCTCGCCCACCCGATGGCGCAGGTACTCGCCACGCTGGCAGAACGAGCACGGGGTGGTGTGGGCCGGGATGGAGCCTGCCGTCAGGTACCGACAGGCCCCATCCTCGTCCCGCGCGCAGTGCCGGCAGCAGCCGGTCACGACGCCTGGGGGTAGATCCGCGCCGGGCGGTGCGAGCGCTGCTTGGGGGTCGGACGCCCCTTGCGAGCGGTCGCGGGGACGGACTCCGCTTCGACGACGATCTCGACGCTCTCGGAGTCGCCGTAGATGACACGGTCGACCGCGTAGCCCGAGGCCTGCTTGACGGAGACGAAGGACCAGACGGTGAAGATCTTGCTCATCGCCCTGAGGGCGTTCTTGACGATCCTCCAGCCGAAGACGGCCAGGAACGGGAGCATGACGATGATGGTCGCCAGCGCGAGCGCCTTCTGGATCAGGGTGGAGATGACGCCGACCACCCAGAGCACCGCGTTGGCCGCCGCGAACAGGGCCAGCACGATGACCGATGCGATGAATCCCGCCGTCATGACGACGGCGTTGATGCCGAACCGAGCGACCGCCTTGAGCGCGCGGTAGGCGGCGAGGAAGCCGGACTTGAACCACTGACCCGTCGTGGCGACGGCCTTCTTGATCGAGGACCAGATCCTCGTGGCGAGCTTGCGCATGACGAACTCCTTCACGGATACGAAGAAAGCCCCGCCGGAGGGTCCGGACGAGGCTTGTGCTGGTGGGGATCGGCGACGGGGGACGCACCTCTCCCCACCAGCGGGGTCTATCTTACCTGACTGTCCGACTTCGTGTCTAGGCCGCCGACACGAGGCAGGTCTTGGGGATGCCCTTGAGCTGGAACTCGGTCACGTCCTGGGGGATGGTGAACCGGGAGGTCCGCGCCCAGCGCAGCTTCTCGGTGGACTCGGCGTCCAGCGTGAGGACCGCGTAGGTCGGGCCGAGCTCGTTGACGGTGCCCTTCAGGCCGGTGAGCGCCTTGGGGGTGATGTTCACGATCGACACGGTGTCGCCCAGCGAGATCGCCGCGGCCCGGATGGACCGGACCACCTTGCTGCGCGACTTGAAGGCCTCGAACACGGCGTCGAGCTCCTGCTGGGACTCGAGGGAGTGGATCCCCGCGAGCAGTTCGGTGATGGTCATGCGTTCTCCTTCGGGGTTGAGTACCACGCCTCGTAGGCCGCGACGTGGTCAGGAACGATCGTGCGCAGGATCTCGGTGCGCTGCGCGTCGGACTTGGCGACGAGCCGGATCATGTCCGCGCTCCACCAGGTGGTGTCCTTCGGGTGGTTCAGGATGAGCTCGACGTTCTGGCGGTCGAACTCGGACAGGGGGATCACGACTCGGCCCCGGAGCCTAGGAAGGTCCTGAGCTGATTGCGCTGGGACGGGGTGAGCAGGTTGACCGCTTCGCAGAGCTCCTGCTGGGTGGCCTCCTGGAGCGACTTCACGTAGGACGGCGGCTCGGGCTGGATCACCGAGAGGAAGCCTGCCCAGTCCTCGATGACGAAGCGAATCATCTCGGCGTGGGTGTTGTGGCCCTGGGTGAAGTAGACCGAGGCGTTCTCACTGGCCTGCTCGCCCATCCTGCGGACGATCTCCGCGCTGGTCAGCTGCATCGCGAGGTTGCCGACCTCGAGGTGCTGGGTAGTGGCGCAGAGCACCAGGTGCGTGACCCACAACTCCTGGTCACCGACCTCCTCGAAGGCGTTGAGCAGTTCGTGGGGCATCACGGTTGTATAGAGCTGGACGGCCTTCATCACCGCTCCGGGTCGATCTCGAACATCGCCATGACGAGCACGGCGTTGTCCTCGCCGCCGATCCGGTAGCGGCGACCGGACTCCTCGACCCCGGCGCGCTCGGCGGAGCGGAACTCCTGCTCGACGAAGGCGACGAAGCCGTTGCCCTCGGGGTCCTTGCTGGTGATCAAGATGTCGTCGGGCTGGTAGCGCCCGTCCCTGATCCCGAGCTGGAGCGAGTCGATGACCTGCGCGATGGTGGCCGCGGTCTCTCCGTTCACGGTCTGCATCTTCACGGTGTGAGCTCCTTGAGTCGTTGGATCTGCTTGCCGATGGCGAGGCCCTTGAGCGGGGTCTCGATGACGAAGTCCCTGCGCAGCCGCAGGCCGAGCTCGAGCCCACCGGCAGTGCGGTAGGCCTCGCCGGCCAGCAGGACGAGGGTGATGTCGCTGCGCGGAGCACGCGACGCGGTGACCTCGACGAGCCGGTAGGTGACCTCGTCCGCCCAGGCGGACAGAGCACTGTCCGGCTTGTCGGCCAAGGTCATGTCATAGGGCTCGGTCCAGGCGTAGGGCGAGAGCAGCCCGTACTTGGCGGAGAGGATGTACCAGTCGTCCATCGTCTCCGCGTAGGCCCGGGCCGCCTTGAACAGGGTGCCCTGGTAGAGGTCTCTGGCTTCGGCCGGGTGGTCGAGCTTCTGCTTCCCACAGCCGACCAGCGCGATCCTCATCCGATCAACTCCTTCACCAGGGTGACGAGCGTCGCCACGGTCCTGTCGAAGTCCTCGGGCTCGGGATCCATCGGAAGGTCGATGGTGACCGCGTCGGTCTCGTCGGGGACCACGAGGTCGTCATCGAGCACGCGAGACCAGGTGCCGTAGTCCCAGCCACAGAGGCCGGTGGACAGCACCAGGTTGCCCAGGTGGATCGAGACGATCCCGGGGTACTCGTAGAACGTGGTGACGCCCGCCTCGTTGAGCGCGGCCACGACGTCGAGGTTGAAGTCGTGGGTGGTCATGCCCGCTCCCCCTGCGCGATGAGGTCGACGAAGCCCTTGTTCGGGTCTCCCTCGACCGTGCTGACCGCGCTGATGAAGCGGAGACCGCACGAGTCGGCCCACCACTCGTGGAGAACCTCGAGCACAGCCACGTTGTCCGTCATGAACACCTTGTAGCCGTAGGCCTTGAACAACTCCACCTGCTCCTCGTCCATCGCGAGGTAGATCTTGTGGCAGTCGTCGAACGCGATGGCCTTGGCGAAGGGGAGTGCCTTCTCGACCTTCTTCCAGCTCATGTCATCTCCCTTGCGATGCGAGCGTCCTTGCGGATCTCGTCGGGCATCAGAACCCCTTCGTGGTGTGGAGGATGCCGGCCGCCATGACGAAGGCCAGCGACATCAGGGACAAGGAGCGCCACATCACGGCATGAACCCGATCCGCGCGAGGTTCTCCTCGGTGGCGGTCCAGCGCTCGCCGTTCGCTGTGTGGCGCTGGCTGGGCTGCCCTGCCTTGTCGTAGCAGGGATCGCAGAGGAACGCCCCTGTCGTGGTGTCCAGCGTGCCCTCCTCGCGGATGACGTACTGGTCGTTGGTCTCGTCCTCCTCCTTGATCCAGGAGTAGTCGATCTCGTCGGGGGTCTTGTTGCACCCCGCGCAGTGCAGGTTCATCAGTCGTCCTCGCTCTCTTCGGGGTGGGCCGCCTGCCACTGCGCGTAGTGCAGCTTCGGGACGAAGACCTTCGTGCCGTGCAGGTTGGCGATGCCCTTGATCGACTGGCCCCAGTGCCCCTCGGAGTCCCAGAGGGTGAGGATGGTCTTGCCCACGAGGTCCTCCCAGATGCTCACTTCGCAGACCTTCATGATCTGGACGATGAAGTCCATCCCGTAGGCGGTGGGGCGGCGTTCGCCGCTCCGGTTTCCCTCGGCGTCCTTGGCGGGTCTTGCGTCCAGGCAGTAGCCACCGAACGACACCCCGGTGCCGTCGCCCGACAGGCTCAGGCTGGCGTCGAACAGCCCGTGGTCGTTGCTTCCGCCGAGCGCGGTCTTGGTGATCCGCATGACCTCGCCCGAGTAGTCGATCCCGTCGTAGGGGACCGTGATCTTCACGCCCATGACTTCTCCTTCGTGATGGCCCGCTTCGCGATCGCGATCGGGGTGATGACGATGATCGCCATGAGGACCCACGGCAGCATGAGCGGCAGCAGGAGCCCAGCGACGATCACGGCTGCGTAGGACGCCCAGATGAAGAACGTCCAGATGATGAGTCCGACGTTGTGGAGGAACTCCTGAGGGCTCATGACGCGAACTCGCAGAGCGCTTCCTCGGCCGCGACGCGCGCGTCCTCGAGGCGCTGGTACTCGGCCTCGCGCTCGGCCTCGCGGGCGAGAGCGATCGCCGTCACCTGGGCGCGGCGGGCGCGCTCGTCGGCGATGATCTCCTCGACGCGCTTCTCGACGATGGCCTGGACCTCGGGGACCGTGTAGAACACGCTGAAGAGGGCCTCGACGATGGCGATGCTGCGCGTGGCCTCGTCCAGGTCCTCCTCGTTGTCGGTGAAGTCCATGTAGTCCTCGAGGTTCTCGAGATGCCAGTCGATGGCCATGTCGTTCTTCTGGGCGGTGGTGTACGTCATGACGTGCTCCTCACGAACTGGGCGGTGACGAACCGGGCGGGGTACTTCTTGCTCACGTACTCGGCCATCGCCTCGTTGCTCGGCAGGTGGCACTCGATGACCAGCGACGGGCTGACCAGCGCGACGATGTCGAGGACCAGGGCCTCGGCGGCGATCATCGTGTTGCTCTTCATCTCACGCCTCCGACTTGACGCCGGCGAACAGGACCGCGAGGTGGACGAGCGACTCGTCGGGGCAGTTGGCGACGGCCGCCAGGACGCCCTTGCGGTAGTCGGCCTCGTCGCGCTCCCAGGCGCGGCTCCCGACGAAGCCGCACTCCCGGTAGGAGACGCCGTAGCGGTCCCGGTTGTCCGCGATCACCGAGGCGATCGAGTGGAGCTGGGTGAAGGTGAGGTGCGCGGCCGCGGTGGCCAGGGCGACGCGGTGCTGGGTGGGCGAGACCTCGGTCTCGGCGACGGCCTCCGCGGCTGCGACGACGTCGGTGTAGGTGAGGGCAGCGATCCAGAGGATGCGTGCGGTGGTTCCCAGGGTGCTCATGGCTCAGACCTCCGTGGTGACGGTGCAGGTGGTGATGATGGTGACGACGAAGGTCTCGGCGCCGGCGACGAACAGACGGTCGGACTTGCTGGCGTGCGCGAGCACGACGGGCTGGGCGAGCGTTGTGAGCGACATGACTTCCTCCACGAATAGGTAAAGGCCCGGAAGCGAGTGCTTCCGAGCCTGGGTCTTCGTCGTGCCTTGCGTAGTGCTGGGATCCGGTGCAGAGCAGGCGACCTGATGCAGTCCTTTCCCGTTGCCTCTATTGTGACACACCCTCCGACTTCGTGTCAAGCACTCCAGTCAGCCCGGAAAGTGCTTCCCCTGTACTGGATCTCAGCCCACTCCTCGTCCCACTTCTCGGCGAGCATGGCGTCATCCATCTCCCACACGAGATCCCCGTACTGCTCGACGAGGGCCTGTGCGGTCATCACGCGCAGGTCGCCCAGGTCGTCGGTCCGGTTGGCCCGCAGGACCTCGTTCGCGCGCTTCGAGAACACCTGCTTGTCGTAGGCGGCCTTGAAGTGCTCGGCGAACGAGGCGTGGTCGATCGTCGTGATCATCTCGTGGAGTTGCATGGTCGGGTGGTTGAGCGCCGCCCGGGCCTTCTCCAGCTCGTCGAGCGCGAACAGGTGGAGCACGGTGTTCACTTCCCCGCGCTCGCCCCACCCGCACTCCATGTACCAGTCCTCGTACTCCTCGGCGAGGTACTCGAGGACCTGGCAGTAGAAGTCGTGCACCCGGGACGCGATGTGCCGCGCCCAGGTGTTCGCTCCCGTCAGCGACTTGTACTCGCTCAGGATGCCCATGATCAGCCTCCGTAGTGCCGTCCCCACACAGCGCGCAAGGCGCTGCGCAGGGGCGGCGGGATCGGGTCGTCCGGCCCGACGGTGACCACCGTGGTCACGTTCGGGAAGACGATCGGGATGGTCTCGCGAGCCCGCTCGTTGAGGAGCCGGTCGCGAAGGGTCGTCATGTCGTGGTCCACCATGACCCGGCTGACGCGCTCGCCGTGCGGGGAGAGGATCTGCCCGCTGAAGACGGGACCACGGTCGCGGTAGACGATCCACAGGGTGCGGTGGGGTTCCACGTCCACGGCGTCAGCGAGAGCAACCTCCCGCAGAGTCCCGACAGCCATCTCATGCACTCTCCTTCTTCGGTTCACGGATGTAGCCGGCGTCGATCAACGCAGCGGCGTGGCGACCGAAGTAGCCCTGGAGCTTCCAGGCGTCGCCGGTGTTGACCAGGTGCTGGAACAGGTGGCACTCCTCCTCGAAGGTGAGCTCGCCGTTCTCCCAGCGCCCGACGTCGCGCATCAGGTCACCGGTCATGAGGCACCGCCTCGTACTCGGCGCTGCGCTGGCCCTCGGCGCCCTCGGGTGACTGCCGCACCTTGCGGTAGACGGTGGTCTCGATGCTGGGGCTGGTGCTCAGCTCCTCGAGCGCCTCGGCCGGCGCCTCCTCCGGGTCGATGACCGCGCGGAACCCGGTCATCGCGCCCTGGCAGGCCCAGAGGATCTCCGGAGGAGGGAAGCCCTCCCACTGGTACTTCCCGAAGCCCTCCATCTGGAGGAGCACGGCCTCGTGGTCGCTCACTTCGACACCTTCTCCCAGGCGGTGACCATCCAGACCTCGACGGCCTTCGACAGGTGGTCGCGCACCAGCTTCTCGAAGCCCATGGCGTTGGACCACTTCCCGGTGAGGTACCAGGTGTTCGCGCGGATCTTCACCGCGACGTAGTCGTACTGGAGCGAGCCGCTCCAGGCCTGCTTGAAGAACAGCACGGTCTCGTTGGGGTAGTCGCTGTCCTTGCCCCAGGACTCGATGGTGTCGCGCTCGACGTAGAGCTCCATCAGGCGGCGCTCGGACGAACTGATCAGGTCACGGATCTCGCTCACGGACTTCTCCTTCTCGGGGGCGGGGATAGGGCACTGCTGGAACGGGTGACCGAAGAGGCCGTTGATCATCTGCGCGTCGTCGTCCTGGTTGATGAGGACGGTGCAGCGCTTGCACCGGCCGGTGAACCGGGCCGGGAACACGGGGCCGGGGCGCCCCGCGTAGTAGTCGATCTCCTCCTGGCTGAAGTAGCAGGAGGAGCAGTTGATCCCGCCGCACTTCGGGCACTCCTGGCGCGGCCGCAGGTTGTAGGACACGCAGTCCTCGCAGTAGCGCCAGAGGCGACCGTCGTGGACGTGGACGTGGTCCCGGCCGCAGACGCACGGCGCGCTGTCACACGCGACGCAGTAGACCTCGCCGACTCGGAGAACCCGTGCGTTGCAGATGCACGGACCGTTTCCGCAGGCGAAGCAGAACCGCGCGGTCATGTCGATGCGCGCCATCTCAGCGGTCCGGGAACTGGGCGCGGCACTGCTGGGGGTCCTTCGCCTTGTCACAGATGTCGCCCTGCGAGACGACGCTCGCGATCGCCACGACGAGCATGACGACGACGGCGACGACCATGCCGAGACGGATGCTCTCGGTGGCCCGATCGGTGGTGCGGTAGCTGGTCTTCACGATGCTCTCTCCCTCTTCTGAGTGACAAGGCCGAAGTCTCGACCCTGCTTGAGCCCGAGCGCAGTCGCGATCCCGTTCCGAGATGCGACGGCAGTGGTGCTGTCGGCCTGCTCGCGCAGCGACAGGTGGGCGACGGCACGCCGGCCGATGGTGTCCAGCCGGCGCGCTGCCTCGAGGCGGTCCTCCCGGGTGGCCCGGGCCTCGCGCCAGATGGTCTTGGGGAAGGCGGCCATGAGCCGTTCCACCATGACCTCGTCGAAGGTGTCGTTCTCGACGGTGACGTTCCCCCAGGCCGCGGGGTCGTCGATCGAGTCGTCGTCCCAGGCCAGTGGAGGAAGGTAGCCCTTCCGCGCCGCCCGCCGCCTGGTGGCGGCCGATGGACCGGGGATGTTCCAGAGGGCGTCGTAGAGCGCGACCACGCGCAGGTGGTTGCGCCTGGTGACCCACTGGCCCTTCTGGTGGACGAAGTTCGCCGTCCAGTTCCCGCCCTGGTCCATCCGCTTGCTCATCAACTGGTGAGTCCAGCCGATCGCGAGCAGCGCCTGGATACGACGGACGGCGCCGGTCCGCGGGACGAAGGTCTCGTCCTCGGGGTCAGCGCCGTCGTAGATCGGGCCACGGACGGCAAGGAGCGCCGTGGCGACCCGCTGAGTGACCTTCGGCTGCCCCTGTCGCACGATCTTCGTGATCGTGGACCGGCTCAGGCCCGCTGCCGACGCGATGGACCCGTAGGACATCCCGCCGGCGTTCAGCCGCTCGATGTGCGCGAGCGTCTGGTGTGCGTCCATGGTCCGCGGCGGGAGGCCGCGCTCCTTGTCGTGGTGCCACTTCTTCGAGTAGACCGGGTCGTTCTTCGCCATCCTCTCTCCTCTCTCATGACTGAAGCCCGCACCGAGAGTCACTCGGAACGGGCTTCAGCGTCTGTTTCCGGGCACAGTATGCCCGACCTTCGGATCTAATGATACAGGAGGTCCGGGATGAGGTGCAAGCGATGTGCGCAGTCGGCGCACACGATGTCGCCGTGGCGCACGAGGACCAGGGCGCCGGGGAACAGAAGCTCACCGCCGACCCCACACTCCGCGAAGTCCTCGATCTCGAACATGTGTTCAGGGTAGGACACGAAGGTCTCAGAAGGTAGGGGGTAGTCCTCTGCGATCAAGATCGTAGATCGTAGGGCCTGTAGCAGTACGGGGTCCTGGGAGTCCGCGCCGTCCATCTTCAAGGCCCGGCAGCGGTAGGGCGAAGAGCGGTAGGTCCTGAGTGTAGAACCGGATCGCCGGAGGTCAATAGTCAGAAGTGACTAGTTCGGCGCTAGTCAGTTCTGACTACCGACAGGATGAGGGACGGCGAGTACGGTGGGCCTCCCAGATCCACCCCCTTGACGCGAACCACACCGGATGGTGTAGGAAGGTCACCATGCCACGCCACTCCTCGGAGGCCTACCTCCTCAGCGCTCTGATCACCACCGGTGACGCCATGGGCGCCGAGCGGAGAGGGATCGTCGCGGAGATGTTCGCGGGCTACCAGGCCGAGTACCGCTGGATCCAGTCCTACTTCCGGACCTACGCCGAGTGCCCCTCCCTCGCGACGATGATGGAGAAGTTCCCCGGCTTCCACTACACCGAGACCCGCGACATCCGGTTCTCCGCCGACGAGGTCAGGGAGGACTTCAACCGGCGCCAGCTCGCCAAGTCCATCCGCGGCGCCGCCGAGCACCTGCGCCACGGCGACATGGACTCGGCCTTGCTCGAGTGGGGCGGCTTCGCGCCCAACCGCGCCGGGGTGGACCTCTCCGACGACCTCGCCAGTGACGCCTTCCTGGAGTTCTACGACGCGGTCCATCAGGTCCTGCCCACCCCGTGGGACACCCTGACCAGCCTCACCGGCGGCGGGATGCGCATCGGGGACTACTGGGTCATGGCGATGCGCCTGGGTCAGGGCAAGTCGTGGTCGGCCATCTCGATGGCCAAGACCGCGATCCTCGCCGGACACGACACGATGGTCTACTCCATGGAGATGCCGCGCGAGCAGATCCACGAGCGGATGCACGCGGCGCTCGCCGCTGAGGTCGACATCGACGTCTCGTTCTCCGAGCTCCACTCCCGCGCCTACCCGAAGCACAAGTACCGCGAACTTCTGGGCCGGATCAAGGAGCACGTCCCCGGCTCGTTCTACGTGGTGGACTCCTCCGCGGGGATCATCAGCCCGGCCACCATCTCCGCGCACGCCGACGCGGCCGAACTCCACATCGTCGACTACATCGGCCTCATGCGCAGCGTCGACGGCACTCGCGCGATCGAGGACTGGCGCGTCGCCTCCGCGGTGAGCAACCAACTCAAGGAGGTCGCGCTCGGGAAGAAGACCCGGGTGTTCGCACTGAGCCAGATCAACCGCGAAGGGGACCAGGGAGGCTGGAAGCCCCCGGCGTCCAAGCACCTGTCCCAGGCCGACGCGATCGGGCAGGACGCCGACGGCGTCATCACCGGCAAGCGCTACTCCGACACCGTGATGACCTACCTGCTCGACAAGAACCGCTCGGGCCCGGGATCGCGGTACTTCTGGACCCGCTTCGACGTCGAGACATGCTCGTTCGGGGAGATCTCGCGCAACACCGCCGACGACATCAAGGACCGCGAAGCGGCGGAGGACTGATGCTCGCCAGCCTGCTCAACCTCATGGGCGTCCTGGTCGGCCTCGTCATGGTGGCCCGGCAGGCAGGGCTGCTGCGTCGGCGCCGGGACAGGCGTGCCATCGACTACGCGATCGGCGTGGTGCTCACCCGTCGCGAACGTGTCCAGATGCTCGAGCACGAGTGCGAGATCAGGGATACCGCCGGGGACCTGGTCCATCACGAGGACTGCAAGCTCTGCCCCAAGGTCGTGCCGGCCACCGTCGCGCGGACGCGCAACTCCTTGGGCTTCGGATCTCGGGACCGCAAGCTGCCGCCGTGGGAGACCGGCCAGCCCTGGCGCGAGGAGGACCTCTCCGGCGAGTTGGGCTCGGCGTACGACGAGCGTCTCGCCACGGTTCGTGAGTTCGGGCTGACCGTTGCTGAGGCGGAGAAGCGCATCCGGGCAGCCATGGCCGTTCCGACCATTCTCATCCCCCCGGACAGGTTCCAGCGGTGATCACGCTCGAGGACGCCCTCGCCTCCGGCTACGGCACCTGGCGTTCGTTCGACTGCCCCTCCCACGAGGCCTCCCACCCCACTGCGCGCGTCAACGTCCTGACCGGCAAGTGGGTCTGCATGTCGTGCGGGGCCAAGGGCTCGGCGGAGAACTACGAGCCCGACCCCGACCGGCTGCTCGACGCCGCGCTCAAGGCCGTCGACGAGATGGAGAAGCGCCGCGACTACCCCGAGTCCTGGCTCGACCAGTTCGATGCCGCCACCCCGGGGACGTACTGGCTCTCCCGGTTCTCCGAGGCCACCTGCCGGGCCTACCGGCTCGGCTGGGACTCCCTGGAGAAGCAGGCGGTCTACCCGTTCCGCGACGACGACGGGATCGTCCTGGGCGTCGTGCGCCGGGCGAGGCCGGGCGAGCACCCGAAGTACCGCTACCCGCCGGGGGTGGACGCGCACAAGCACCTGTTCGGCTACCACCTGGCTCGCTTCGCCGAGGTCGTGGTGCTCACCGAGGGCGCGCCCGACGCCGCGGCCGTCACCGACGTCGCCGACCTGCTCGGCCAGCACACGGGCATGACCTTCGCCCCGCTGGGCTGCTACGGCAAGGTCCTGCACCCCGCGCAGATCACGCTCATCCACCGGCTGAACCCGCGCTACATCATCCTGGGATTCAACGGCGACGAGGCCGGGGAGAAGGGCCAGTGGGTCGCCGACCAGCGCCTCGGGCGCCAAGGACTGATCGCGCACCAGGCCGAGCTGCCGCCGACGAAGGACCTCGCGGACCTCTCCCCGTTGCGCCGGATGCTCACTCTGCTACAAGCCCTTGCAGTCTCCCCTCTTAGCGTCTAGGTTCGCTTCATGGATGATCGAGAGCTCGCAGAAGCCGTCGAGGAGTACCAGGCGGCCAAGGCCGCCGAGGACCAGGCGAAGGTCCGCCGTGAAGACGCCCAGGACAGGGTCGCTACCCTGCTCGAGGCCGCCGGCCGCAAGACCAGCACGGTGGACTTCGGGGAGGAGAAGTTCCGGATCACCCGCACCGCCTCGGACTACGTGAAGTCGGTCAACGAGAAGGGGCTGAAGAAGGCCCTGGGCGCGAAGGTGTGGCGCCTGGTCACCGACGTGAAGCTCTCCCAGCCCAAGCTCAAGGCCCAGATCAAGGCCGGCGTCGTCGACGCGCAGCTCGCGGCGATGTTCATCGAGACAGCGACCAAGAAGCCGTCGATCACCGTCACGGCCGTGAAGGAGGAGAACTGATGGACCCGGCCACTCGTCTGGTGCGGTCCCTGCCCGGGAACTACCACAAGCTCGTCGACGCCGCCGAGATCCTCGGGGTCAGCGACAACACCCTGCGCTTCCTGATCCAGGAGGCGGTCAAGGCCGGTGACCCCAAGGGCGCGCCGAGCAAGTACGTGATGATGAAGAAGACCAAGATCTACCTCTACTCCGACGAGGACATCGAGCGCATCCGTGCGCTCCTGGCCAGCCGGCACGAGGTGAAGCCGTTCGACATGACGGCCACGGGCCGACCGCCGGTCTACACCGCGGAGGAGCGCGCCGAGCGCACGAAGCTCAACGCGCGCGCCTGGTACTACCGCAACCGCATCGAGGAGCTCGAGGCGAAGGACGCGCCCAAGAAGGAAATCGCCGCGGCCAAGAAGAAGCTGCGCGAGATCGAGGACGAGCGCAAGAGGACGGAGAAGGTGAAGTCATGAGCGACCAGATCAGTCTTGGCGTCAGCCACGAGATCACGGTGAACGTCGGGCGCCGCACGGACAAGGCCTGGCCTAAGGCCGAGGTGAGCCGCACGATCCGCGAGGGCGAGACCTTCGAGGAGGCGCTGTCAGAGACCCAGGCCATGCTGGACCGTGCGATCGAGGTGTCGATCAAGGACGCGGTCGAGCGGATCGAGGGGCACAGCTGATGGGCATGTGGCAGAAGATCGCCATGCTTCCGGTCAACAAGAAGGGGCCGACCGTGCGCGAGCGTACCGGGGAGTTCTACCAGCGGGTCTTCCCGCAGCAGAGCCAGGTCGTCACCAAGCAGCCGGAGGGCCGCGGCGACCGGGCCGAGCGGCGGCAGGCCATGCGGGATGCAAGGGCAGGTCGCTCCACCCCTTGACACCATCGGATCAAGGGACTAGAACTATCCACACGCACCGCCCACCAGGGGCACGGCACAAGGAGACAGCATGGAGTTCGGACAGAAGGCCAAGGACATCGTCGAGTCGAGTGGGGACTACCTGCGCAACCTCAAGGCCGGTGACACCAAGGTCCGCTTCCACGAGGAGATCCCCGAGTGGATCGGCTACTGGGAGCACTTCATCGGCAAGCAGTCCTTCCCCTGCACCGAGGACCGCAAGACCTGCCCCGGCTGCACCCACGAGGACGAGAAGGTCCGCAAGGCCTCGCGCCGCTACGCGGTGAACCTGCTCGAGATCGACAAGGGCGTGGTGCTCCCGTACCGCATCCCCTCCACGGTCAAGAAGCGCTGCGACACCCGCGCCGGGCGCAACGACGGCTCCATCACCACCCGCGACTACACGATCATCAAGTCCGGGCAGATGCTCGACACCGAGTACGACGTCGAGCAGGAGGAGGAGTACCCGATCGACTGGAGCAAGCACGAGGAGAACATCTCCGACCTCCAGGAGATCCTCAAGGCCTCGTTCGAGGAGGTCTGGGGCGAGGGCAGCGCCGAGAAGTTCGCTCCCGGCAACGCCACCGAGCCCGAGAAGAAGGCCCCTCGTAAGCGCGAGAGCGTCGACGACCAGATCGCCGGGTGGGAGGCCGAGAAGACGGCCAAGAAGGCTCCGGCGAAGAAGGCCGCAGCCAAGGAGGAGCCGGAGGAGGACGTCGTCGTCACCGAGTCCGACCTGCGCAAGATGGGCCTGCTCGAGCTGGCAGCGCTCGCCGACAAGGCTGGGGTCGACATCAACGGGCTGAAGTCCACCGACGAGATCGTGGACGCTCTGCTCGCTGCCGACGAGCCGCCGTTCTGATGGCGACGATCGAGCAGGCTGCCAAGCAGATGATCGACATCGCCAATCGCTTCTCGTTCCACAAGGCGACCGAGGTCACCGCCCCGAAGCACGACGAGGTCCGCTCTCTGCTCAAGCAGACTGCGACCACCCTCGCCATCATCCTGCCCGCCGGTCGCGAGACCGCCGTGGTGATGACGAAGCTCGAGGAGGCCATGTTCTGGGCGAACGCGGCCATCGCACGAGAGACTCCCACCGAGCCGACCACGGCGGCTCCGGGAGGTTCGGACTCCTAGGGTCCGATCGCCTCACCAGGACGGCGCTGGCAGCACACCAGCGGCGGGGTTCGATCCCCGATGAGGCACGCACGGAGCATCCGCTCCCCACCAGTAAGGACAGGCCCATGGGCAGACGACTCAAGATCCGTCGCGCGGTTGCGAGGGAGTACGACTGGCCGGGAGAGGCCTCCTGGTACGACGGGAACTTCCCGGTCACGTACCAGCCGGGCGTCAGCGCCGATTGCCCCACCTGCGGCACCACGGTCACGATGTACCGCAACACGATCTCCAGTCGTGGGGCGTTGGAGCTGGCCCAGTTCTACCGCGAGCACGGGACATCCTGGTTCACCACGAAGAAGGGACGGCAGAACTCGAGCGGAGAACCTACCTACGTCATGACCGAACAGTCCCGCCTTCCCTGGTGGGGCCTGATGGAGCGGTCGGGCAGCGGGAAGAACCGCAAGCAGCGCGTCACAGAGCTCGGCGCCCAGTGGCTGCGGCGCGAGGTTCCCGTGCCCAAGTACGTCGTCCACGTCATCAGCAAGCCGAAGCGGGTAGAGGGCGAGGACTGGTACGTGAGCGACGCCATGAAGGAGCGGTTCGACCTCGACCGCTACCTGGCCGGTGAGATGTGATCACCTTCGTCCGCGACCGGCCGCGGCTGCGCATCGTGCGCGACCTGCCGAAGACCACCGACCTGTGGAACCTGCACAGCCACTCGAAGTACTCGACCAACGACGCCCTGTCCGACGTCTCCGCGATGGTGGCGTGGGCCAAGGGCCAGGGCCAGCCTGCGCTCGGCCTGACCGACCACGGCAACATGGCCGGGACGGTGAAGCTCTACAAGGCCGCCAAGGGCGCGGGCATCAAGCCGTTCCCCGGCGCCGAGCTCTACATCGTGCGGGACCGAGAGGCCTACATCAAGGCCGTCGCCACAGATCAAGAACCGCACCGAGGCCCAGGTCCGTGACGCGGTCCGCTACCACATGTGCGTCGTCGCGTTCACGAACGAGGGCTACCGCAACCTCGTGAACCTCCAGACCGTCAGCCACGTCAACCTCCACGGCAAGCCCACCCTCGACCTGCGCGACATAGCCGACCTCGGTGGTGCCAACCTGCTCAAGGGGATCGCTGCGACGTCGGGATGCTACTTCGGCCTGCCCACCCAGCTGCTCGTCCGCGGCGAGGAGGACGGCGCCCGCGCCATGATCGCGATGATGGCCAAGGCGTTCGACCGCTACTACGTGGAGCTCCAGAACCACGACATCATCCAGGACGACGGCTGGACCGACTCGTCGGTGGCCGACTACATGCTCCTGATCGCCAACCAGATGGGTCTGCCGTGCGTGCTGACCCAGGACAGCCACTACATCACCCCGGAGGACCGCCATGACCATGAAGGACTCAAGCGACTCGTCGCGTTCGGACCAGACCCCGACGAGGCCGTGTTCCCCGGCGACGGGTTCCAACTCGGCACACAGGACTGGTTCCTTCGCCACCACGACGGTGAACGCCTTCGCGCCGGCAGGGAGGGTCTCGCCGATCTTCTTGCCGCGCACGACCTGAGCATCCCCGCGCTCGACGACTACTCCTACAACATCCCGGCCACCACGGCCGACCCGGACGGCGACCTGCTCCGGTACTGCTTCGACACTCTGGACCAGATGCGCGAGTCCGGGCAGCGCCTGGGCAAGCGCTACGACGACCGGGTGCTCTCGGAGATGGAGATCATCCGCGACACCGGCATGGCCGGGTACATCTGGGTGGTCGGCGAGGTCACCGACTGGTGCCGCGACAACCGCGTCCTCACCGCGGCCCGTGGCTCGGCGTCGGGTTCGATCGTCTGCTGGCTGCGCGGCATCACCCAGCTCGACCCGTTGAAGTGGAACCTGTCCTTCGAACGGTTCATCAGCCGGGATCGGACCAAGCCGCCGGACATCGACCTCGACGTGGAGCACGACCGCCGGATGGAACTCATCGGGTGGCTGCGCCAGCGCTTCGCCGTCCACCAGATCGGGACGTGGGCGCGCTACTCCATCCGTGGCGAGGAGGAGGGCGAGGACGAGGGCGCGGGCTCGCTGCTCAAGCGCTACTACGCCTCCCGCAACGCCCAAGGGCTCGAGGGGATCAACTGGTCGGACATCCAGCCCAGCGACAAGAACACGATGGAGCGGCTCTCGGACCGCAAGCTCTACTCCAACTACGGGGTCCACGGCGGCGGGCTCGTCCTGACCACCACCGAGAGCGAACTGCGCGACCTCGTCCCGCTCATGCAGGTGGCCGGGTCCAAGACGATGGTCACCCAGTACGACATGAAGGACGTCGAGGCGCTCGGCCTGGTCAAGCTCGACGTGCTCGGCCTGCGCACCCTGACCGTCCTGCACCGCGCGCTGAACAACCTGGGCCGCGACTTCATGGGCGGCTTCGACTGGATCCCGCTGACCGACTCACCCACCTACACGATGATCAGCCAGGGCAAGACCGATGGGGTCTTCCAGCTTGACGGCTGGTCGGCGCGCATCGGATGCAAGGACCTGCGTCCCACGAAGATTGCCGACGTCATCGACGCGATGGCGCTGTTCCGTCCGGCCACGATGAAGTCGGGGGCCACCCCGTCCTACATCGCGCGCAAGCACGGCAAGGAGGTCGCGCCCAAGCGCCACGCGATCATCGAGGCGCATACCAAGGGCACCCAGGGGATCATGCTCTTCCAGGAGCAGGTCATCTCCATCCTGCGCGACCTCGGGATGAC